TTCCACCCCGCAGACTTCACATCGCTTTGACATACGGTCTGATTCTCACAATCACTTTGCCATCCTCACAGGCGTCATGCCGGGTGATGGATAGCGCGTCAATCAAGCTGTCGTCCTCAATGACATCAGCGGCTACGATCGCATCGAGCAGCGCCTTCTGGATATTGTCCAGATCGCGCCGTCGCTTGTCCGGTGGGTACGCATCGATCGTCACTTGCAGCCGGCAGTTAAGGTTGTCCCGCGGAATTCCCTGCTCGAGTATCCGATAGGATACGTCCAGTCTGTACTGCCGACCGTCACTCGAGATCACGGTGCGGCCACGATAGTTGCGCCAGTAATGGTTAATCGAAGGCGGCCAGGGTAGGGTTAGCTCTAACACGACCCCTCCGTAAGATCTCTGATCGCCCTGCTCGAGTCATACATAAACGCTGCACCTCGTTGTAGTTGTAATCGAGCATATCGCAGATCCAGCGCAGGCTCCCGGCTTCATCGTGCGGCGAATAGATCCAATGCAAGGCTGCTCGAGCCATGCCTTTGCGGTTTGCGTCAGCGATCGCCTGATACAGCACCGAGGCCCAGAGCCTGCGGTATGCGTCGTCATGCACGAGGATCTCTCCCTGCCAACATGGATGCGTACCAAAGCAGTTTGGCTGCGTCCTGTTCGACGGAATCCTTGAGGCCTAATCGCCAGTTGTATTTCGCGATCTGGCCGCGAAGGTAACCGCGCCACTCGGTCGGAGATAACTGAGCCTGGATCGCATCGATGCACTCGATGTCACCAGCCTTGTAATGCAATGGATTGATAGCGTCGCTCATGCCGATGCCCTCTCTTTCAAACGATCGACACCGCGCTGACCAAACAGTTGTCGCACGAGGCCGACGCAATCAGGATCACCGAGAACCTTGGCAGCACCGATCTCACGGATCAGTTCACCAGCACGAGCCTTGATGGATTCGACATCAACACCGGGTCTAGCAAGTTTGGCATCGAGTAGACGTAGACGATTAAGGGGATTTTCACTAACTGCTGTAGCCCAGTACTCTGCTGAATTCTTAACAGCATAGTCACTACGATCTTCAGCTTTCTTCTCAGGTTTCTGTGTATGTACGCTAGGTGTATACATGAACTCATCACCCATGACTCTATCTCCTGTTAGTTATTGATTTAGACCAGATGACTGATGGTGAATCCGCACGGAGCATAGACGGAATGCGCCTAACGCTGAATCGTGCGGAATTGATGACTGACGGAGCCATCCGCTGTCGGCTACTTTTCGCAGATTGCTCTGCTGTGGTTCGCGCTTCCCGACGACACGCCGCGCGTTCAGAGGCCCACCGCCCCGGTCTGAATTTAAGCTGGTTCTGCGCGTAGTTTCCCCGACCAGAACAGCCGAGGGATTGAAGGTGTTTGACAGGAGTAGCACACCGCACTACCCTATCCTCACCATCAACCCCCGATGGAAAAATAGTTGACCCCGTGTCAGCCGTCAAGCCCCCGCGAGGGGGTTTGTCGTTTATGGACATCCTCAGCCTTTCTCAGCCCATCGACGGGCAGCCTCGACTTGGAGCTGCTTCCTGCGTATGCGAGCGTCTACGGGCTTAGGCGCGGCCACAAGACCAAGCTGTAGCCGCATGACTTGCTTCTCTGGCAATACGCCTTTGCGTACCCATCGTGATACCGCTGGCTGCGAGACGCCGAACGCTCGAGCCAGATCCGCTTTGCTACCGAACGTAGCGAGTGCATCGTTGATGTCCATCTGTGTATGTTAACCACAGTTACTTGGAATTGATACACCGGCAGAATGCATAGCAACGGAGGTATGTATTTTCTGCGGAGGGGTGTTGACTAATACTTAACCTGTGTTAACGTACACACATGGGCGGCACGGTGCAGCCCGAACAGGAGAAGCAAAATGACTCGCAAATTTGATACTGAATACTTCGCTGATATGGCTTATCTGCCGGGTAGCGACATTGCTGGTATGGCGATGTTTGATGCGCTGGTCGATGCATTACGCGGAGTTGAGCAATCCAGCGATCTGTCAGATCGGAAGCAACTAACGGTGCTGCGACAAATTGCCAAACAAGCGCAGAAGATCGCTGCGCGTTACAACCTCGACCACAACATTGATCTTGATGTCTACATCAAGACTAGGGAGGTGGCGGCATAAGCCGCCCCTCTCGGGCTGTTGACTTATTCTTAACCGACGTTACGATACACACATAACAACACAGGAGACGACGATGAAGAAGCACTACTGCAATAGCTGCACCTCGATGCAGATCTTCGCGGAAGGCTACGACCAGAACGACGAGTTCGGTATGTACTGCGAGCGTTGCGAGACGTTCGCTCTTATGTGCAGCGACTGCGGCTGCCAGCCTGCGATGGACTTTTCTTGCGTCGATTGCGAAGTCAAGTTGTACACCGACGGCCCCGAGCATCTCGAGGCTTGCGCCGAATGGCTCGCCGAGCAGAAGGAAGAATGCAATCAGGTCAAGTTCTTCCGCATTTGCGCCACCCTCGCCCAAGCCAAGTTCGCGGAGGTCGCATGAACACCGAACATTGCGTTGCTACTTTTCAAGCGCGCCAGTATCAGCCAGAGCTCGACCGCATCATTGCGGATCTGACCAGCCTTATCGGCAACAAGTCACTTGACCCACTTGTCAAACAGGCTATCGAGTACGCCTATACCTTGGGCAAGTCTGAGGGCTACGTTGCCGGCGTCCAGGCTATGGCGGGAGAAGAGCGATGAAGTCGCCGTGGCCGCAGTTCATCGGGCTCATCGTCCTATTTCTATTGGCTGCCGCACTCGACCCGTGCGGCGACCGCGGTTGCTCACGACAGGAGACTATCAATGCACATCGATAACGCCCCTTGGGGTAACGACGATCAGAGCTGGTGGCACCAGCAGGATCAGGAGCTCGAGCAGCTCGACGAGCAGAAGCGCATCGCTGCCTGCGACCGGGCGCTTGCCGAGTTAAACGCAATAATCGAAATCGAACTCGATAAGATCTACAGGAGCCTGCCGTGAGCGAATTACTCAAGATCAACGTCAACGATCACGTTGAAAAGAAGCTCGGCCTCTCCTATCTGAGCTGGGCATGGGCTTGGGCAGAGGTGCTCAAGATCGACCCGACTGCCCGATACACCGTCCACGAGTACGACGGCTTACCGCTGATGTACCTCAAGGATGGCACCGGGATGGTCAAAGTCTCGGTCGAGATCAGGGGCGACATCAAGACTTGCCTGCTGCCGGTGCTCGATGCCAAGAACAAGGCGATCGAGAACCCGAACAGCTTCTCGGTCAACACCGCCATCATGCGCTGCCTCACCAAATGCATCGCCCTGCACGGCCTCGGCCTCTACATCTATGCCGGAGAGGATCTGCCGGAAGCAGAGCGCGAGGAGATGGACGCCGAGATCGACGCCAAGCTCGCTGTGGCTACCAGCGTCGATGCGCTGACCATTCTGTTTAAGTCGCTGCCGGAATCTATCCGTCAGAATTATGTTGATAAGTTCGCAATCAGAAAGAAGGAGATTACCAATGCGTAAGATGATTATTGCTGCTCTCGCCCTCGGTTCCGTTGCCGCCAATGCTGGCGTCTTTGCGACCGCACATAACGATCCCAAGTTCGGAGGAAAGACGGTACTGACTACCGAGCCGTGCCTGCTGAAGATGGACTCCAACCAGTTCGGCACGAGCAAAGCCAACCTTGATGGACTACAACGAGCCTTCTATTTCACCCGAGATGGTGAGACGAACGAGGGCTGCTGGAAACACGAATACGGTTCTGTCCTGCTGGTGTGGCCGAGCGAGAACATCATGCGTCGCCGACCGATCGGCAACTTCGATCTGAGCCAGAGAGGATGGGAATGATCTACTCCCATGCGGGTGCGCTCCCAGCGCATCAGTATGTTTGGGTGGAACCTAACGCCCTCGGCCAGCATGACTGGTTGCAGGGCGTCTGGTTCGGCCTGACTTGCTACCCGGGCCGCGCCTTCGGCTGCCATGTGATGCTCGAGTGCGGAGCGGTTTACCGTAACGTGCCGTTGCATCAGGTTGCGCACCGTAACACCGCGGCACCGTGGACTGCTGCCGATGCCCAAACATGGGACGCCTACGGCTACGAGTTCAGCATGATCGAGTACCCGTATCTCGCCGGCATGAACGGCAAAGCCAAGTGCAAGAGCGGTGAATATCAGGGACACTACCTGTTTACTTTGGTTCCGATCGGTGATGCGTTTAGCGCCACACCGACGCAATCCAAAGAGTTCTATTTCATGCAGCTCACCAACGGGCGATACACCGCCCAACCAACCAACCATGTCCTGCTCGAGGATCGCTCGTTCACGGACACCCTTATATGGCCGACGTTTCTGCGCCGGCAAACCGATTGGCATTCAGCGGAGGAATGATGGAACAGAGATCACCCGAATGGTACGCCGCTCGTCTCGGACTCGTGACCGGAAGCGCGATATCCAATGTCCTGATGGATAGCAGCAAGGCGGGGTATCGCAACTATCAGGCACAGCTCGTTTGCGAGCGCCTCACGGGAGAGCCTACGGAGACGTATGTGAGCCCCGCGATGCAACACGGCATCGACACCGAGGATGAAGCGCGCTCCGCCTATATGGCTCGTAATGCGGTCATCGTCGATCAGACCGGATTCATCCGGCATCCGAAGCTCGAGGCAGGCTGCTCGCCAGATGGGCTCGTCGGCGAGGATGCCTTGATTGAGATCAAGTGCGTACAGCCGGCGACCGCCTTGGACTTGCTCGAGTCGAAGAAAGTTCCGACCGATCACTACAACCAGATCCAATGGCAGCTCGCCGTCACCGGCAGAGACTGGTGCGATTACGTCGTGTACCAGCCAAAGCTGCCGGAGCGCCTGCGCTTGAACGTGATCCGAGTGGTGCGCAACCAAGCAGACATCCTGCACATGACCGAAAAGGTCGAGAAGTTCCTTGAAGAAGTTCGACGTAAGACTAAAGCCCTAAAGGAGATGACCCTGTGAAGCAATTCGATAACACCAACCGTGGCTTGCTCGCCAAGAACGATCGCAAGCAGAGCGAGAACCAGCCGGACTATACCGGCAGCATCAACATCAACGGGGTCGAGTATTGGCTCAACGGCTGGCTCAAGACCGGGCAGAACGGCAAACTGGCAGGACAGAAGTATTTCTCGCTGTCCGTCAAACCGAAGGATGGTCTCGCGGAACCGCGGCAGGCTCCGAAGCAGCAGCAAGTCGTTGAGACATTTACCGATGACGAGATCGGAGATATTCCGTTTTGAAACGAGTATTCCCTCGCGGCACTCAACCAGGCCAGATCGCGCAAGCGGTCTCGGTCTTGGTGCGAGGGCTAGATCCCAGCATCTCATGGCAAGTCACGATCGAGGCATTCAAGCCGAAACGATCCGACAGGCAGAACGCATTCCTCTGGGGCGTCATATATCCATCTATCCTCGAGGGAGGCGGTGAGATGCTGCGAGGTTGGACAGCAGACGATCTGCACGAATACTTCCTGATCGAAGCATTCGGTTCCGAGATCATTGAAGGTTTTGGCCGTAAGCGACACAAGCCGATCCGCAGATCGAGCAAGCTCACCAAGCAGGAGTTCAGCGACTACCTTGCTCTGATCGAGGCCAAGTGCGCGGAGCTCGGCATCCACATACCGGAGCCATCCTATGAACAGGCATGAGGAGATGAGGCAGCAAGTCGCCGAGTTTCATCGGCGGCACCCAGAAGTCTGGGATATGTTCGTGCAGTTCACATTCCAGATGATCGATCGCGGATATAAAAACTATTCCGTGAATGCAATCTTCGAGCGCATACGCTGGGAGAAGGATAGCGTCGGCGGCGACGGACTAACCTCATTCAAGCTGAACAATAATTATCGCGCTTTCTATTCGCGCCGCTTTATGAAGATGTATCCTGACCATGCAGGATTCTTTCGCACCCGACAGCAGACATCCGAGGATCAGTCTGCAACGGCCATGCGAGAACTCACGCCGGCTTATTACGCATGAACTGCCGCAGTTGCAGACACTCCAAACACGACGGCAAGCAGCTATTCTGTACGCACAACGATTGGCCGGCAGACTATCGCTGCAACCATTTCAGTTACGAACCGGGAACCGATGAGGTCGAATATGACAGTCGACAATCAAAGCCCAGCGGGAGCGTGGGCAGACGAGCTCAAGGCCGCACCGTGGGCGTACGGCCAAGAGCGTGACTGGCGAATCAATAACGCATTAGCCAACGTCAGGATGCGTGGCCTCTGGACGGAGGCCAGCACCCTAGCCAATGAAATCAATGCGCTGAAGGCAGAGATCGCTAGGCTTACGAAACCCGAACCTTGACGGCAGATCCGGTGCGGTACAGAGCCCCTACGGAAATGCCGCCAGTCGCTGCTGCCGCATCATCAGCAAAATCTTGCAGCGCAGGAATTAAAACCTGACGATCATTTCTAAAAGCAACAATATCGTTGCCATTACTATCGAAAAAAACGCCTGCAAAATTGGACGACGTTTGATCAGCCCCAGCAACAGTTAAACGTATATTCGCTTGAACTGGATAGCCGATTCCAAAGCGATTGCTCGTGTCTTTAGCGATTCCGTTGGTGGTATCAGACCACAAGGTTGAGGCAGCGTTACCGGCTCGATATACCCGGTTCACCAACTGCACATTGGTTCCATCAGATATGCCGCCCGGGGCGTAATCCATGATCGAAACAAGGTTAGTGCAGAGATCCGCATTGTCGTGGAACAAGCTCGGCGAAACGGTATTGCCAGAGGAGATAACTCTCTCCGTTGGGCCGTAATACATCGTCGCCCCGTTAGGATTGAAGATGTAATTTCCAGTAATGCTAATGCTCTTGTTAGAAATGCCGCCAGCAAAGAAGTTAAATTCTGGCGAATAGTTAGACTCAAGATGGCAGTTTGTTAAAGCAAAGCCGCTGGCTCCCGTGATATCGCAAACGCTGGATTGAATTCCCTCGATAACGCAACTGGTAAAGCTCAATCCATTGGTTCCGCGAACAGCATCAATGCAGCGCACAGTCGTGAAGCCGTTTTCAATAATGCAATGCGTAAACTTAACGTCGTATGATCCGTTAACGTTGATAAAGTTCGGTGGGTTGTTGCGAATGTTGCAATTCAAGAAATACATGGTCTGCGCATAGATCGTTGAGATCATGCAACGGATCAAGAAGAACAAGCAGTTCTGGAATTTGATGCGCAGAAAATTTTCGGAAAGAACATAGCTTGAGTTAAAGAAACTGGACGATTCAAATCGCAGATTCTCAAACGTAATGAACTCGGACTGCGGCGCAGTTGTATACGGCAGAGTCGAGGTAAAGATCACCACGTTGCCAGCCGTAAAGAATCCAGCGTCTGGGCCTTCGCCGAGGATGATGAATTCGTCGCTGTTTTGGTCAACCAACCGATTGATGACGAGTGACGTTACTATCTTGCACTTGCCCGGGATAACCAGCGTCGGCCAGTTATTCGCAGCGCAATAGTTAAGAGCCAACTGCACGGCAGCAGAGTCATCGGCAGATCCATTGCAAACTGCACCGAAATCCTTAACGCTGACCCGCTCTCTCAAACGACTTTGAACGTCACGGATGACGGCGCCAGTACCAGCCTGCAAGAACGAAATATCAGCAGAGTCGTAAGGAGTGGCAGGGCCGGATGCAACCGACACATTCCCAGATGCGTCAAACCCAAGATACTTGCCGGCTCTGACAGAAGAAGATGGAAGCGTAGTCGCCAGAGATGAACTATCAGACACCGGGAATTTAATAGCGCGATCAACAGATTCGTCGATCTGCTGCGTGATCATCGTGAGCTTATCGACAGTCTGCTCAAGTGTCTCTGCCGGCAGCCGATCGTTAGGCTGAAGATCCGTCTCCTGCGTCAACGGAACGTTGCGCGAGATGACTAATGTTGCGCCAGAAGCAGGAGCAACTGTCATCGTGACGGTGCCGCCAGTTAGGACGCCTGCACCTGTGACGGTGTAATTGGTTCCAAGCACTTGCGTTGTTTCAACCCCAGCAGACGAGCGCAGCACCACTAAGAGCTGGCTGTTCGCAAGGAAGTAAAACGGAACAGCAAAGGCGACTGTGACGCCGTTGCCGGAATAGCTGACTCGAGATGTCGATGATGAAACGGTCATGGGTTAATCCTCTACGATAGCCTCAAGCTCCGGCGCTCTCGCACGACTTATCGGCTGGCCGGGGTTCCACCAATAGGTCGTTCCGTATTCCCGCTTCGCCTTTGCTCTAGCTCGGGCAAGATAGCCGGGGTCAAAATACTCTTGCATCTGGTTAAAGATCAGCCGATCTGTAGCCGTCTTGGTGTACCAAAGCGACGCGCCGGGAGTATACCCTCTCGCCGCCCTGACAGCTTCTGCACCGAAATTAGTGTCTTTGCCTTGAGACAATTCCTGCACATTGCCAACAGTCAGCTTGTAGGTATCCTCAATCGCGCCAAGCATCGGGCCGCCGATCGCGCCAGCCAACGTGCGACCGTAAGTCGTCGCATCGGCAAACAAGAAGTCACCATACAGGCCAAGTGCGCCACCCTTGAGCAATGCGGCAATCAGGTTTTTTGGGCCATAGGCGCTTTCTGGGTTTAACGTGCGCGGATCTTTGCCAGATAGGATGTCGCCAATCTCCATTGCAATCGCGCCCATCACGGTCTGGAGCGCAACCAATGTGGCAATATATCCAACCTTGCCAGATGTATTGCTATACATCCCGAGGCCGCGCCGCCAATGCCGATTGATAATGGCAAACGGGAATGTCTTGAACTGCCAGAACGCGCGAGCCAGCTCGCCTGTTGCCGTGCCGGGGATCGTGCCACCGAGGAGCGTAGCCTTCTCTCGAGCACCGGGCTCGATCACAGCAATATCACGCTCATCGATAACCACAGCCAGCAGCTTTGTCGCCGCTCGCTCTTTATCCAGATCGCTAACGCCTTGCACCTGATAGATTCTCTCCGGCGTCAGAACGGTATCGCTGCCGCTCCATGTGTCCGGCTTTGCTTTGCGCCAGATATCCCACACTTCTTGCGTGATGCCCTTGCTACGCAGAATCTTCCAATCCTGCGGATCAAGATCCTGAACTCGCTGATATTGCCGGGTAAGCTGGCCGATCGTATCCATCATCGTGACGGAGAACGCTCGACGCCGAGCCTCGGTCACAGCATTAAGACCAGAGAGACGCAT